CACGGCCTCGGACAGCGAACCAGCCGTCAGGTTGCGAAGGGTAAGGCTCGCAGAGCCAGCAGTCATGCTCGACACATACGTCGTGTACGCCTCGGCGGTTGCGCCGCCGCTGACGTTCAGCACAATGACGTCGTTGGCGCTGATGAGGCTGTTGGTCAGCGTGAACGAAACGGCCGTGTTGCCAGCCAGCGCGGCGTTGTTCATCGTGATGCGGCCAGCGGGCTTGTCCAGCGTCACGCCAGTTGCCTTGCTGGTGGCCTGCGTCACGGCGCCCTGAGCGGCAGCGGTGTAGCCAAGCTGCTCGTCAACCAAGACCACATTTGCCCCATTGATGTTCTGGTCTTCGTAGGCGACGCCAATCGGCTTGGTGTTGCTCGTCATGTCCTAGGATCCCATCCAAGACGTCTGTATGCCGCCCGCAGCATAATTGCGCCGCAGGGTTCTGTCCACATATTCCCGATGGGCCACCGGAAAGGCGAAGGTCACGGCGATGGCGTCGGCGGCGTCGGGGCTGGCCAGCCCTCGGGCCTTCATGTCCTTCTTGCTTTCCAGGTAGATCGTGCCCTTGCTGTCGGGCTTCATCATCGGCCCGGTCAGGTCGTTTTTGAGGAAGCGGTCCTGCGGGATCGACCCCGTCTTAAGCCATTCCCGCATCTCGCCCCACATCTCGGCGCGCTTGTTGCCCCACATCACCGGGTTCTTCGACTTGTTGCCGAAGTTGACCCCCTTCACCTTGTACCGCTGCTCCTTGAGCCGGTCCACGATGCCGGCGCCCAGGCCGCCCTCGTCGATGACCACCAGCGCCGGCTTGTACGTCTCAATGGCCTCGATGACGTGGCCGACGACGGCCATGGTGTCGTCGCCCTTGTGCCGCTTGATGGCGATGATGTCGCGCCCCTGGCGGATGGCCAGCACCGTGCTGTCGCTGCCAAACCGCGCCGGGTCCACCCCCAGCACAACGGGCGCCGACGGATCCTTGTGCGCCTGGCGGCGCATGGCGTCGTCCACCAGAGACGCGCCGATGAACTGGTCGTCGGAGGCGTTGGGGAACTGCCCGTAGACCTCGACGTGGGCCTGGGTGCTGTCCGGCCCGTACTCGTCGATGATCTGCTGGTAGACCTGCTTGTCGGTGCCTTCGACCGACCTAGCGTCCACGATCTTCGTGCCCCAGAAATCCCGCTTGGAGTGGAAGCACTCGTAGAAGTACCCCGCGTTGCGGCGGGGGTTGCTGAACGCCAGCCAGAAGCGATGCGGCGTGTTCTCGGTGAAGAAGCCCGCGGCGACCGACCAAATCGTGTCGTCGATACCGCTGGCCTCGTCGTAGATCAGCATCACGCCGTCGAAGTTGTGGACGCCCGCGTAGGCGTCGGGGTTCTCAGCCGACCACAGCCGGCCCTCGACGCCCCAGTAGCGCGTGCCCATCTTGAGGTCGCGCTCGACCAGCTCCGTCAGCCACTTTGCCGGCATGACGCGGGTGGCGCTGACCTCAAACCAATGGCTGTTGAGGCTCATTGAGAGCCACTTGGTGATCTCGGCCCAAGTGACGGAGCGAAGCTGCGCCTCGCTGTTGGCCGACACGATGGTCGTTGAGCCGATCCTGGTCGTCAGCATCCAGATGACCAGCCAGGACACCAGCGCCGACTTGCCGATGCCGCGGCCGGACGAGATGGCCATGCGGAAGGTGTCGAAGTCCACCTTGCCGTTGTTGCTGCGGATGTGGTCAGCCAGGTTCTGCAACACCTCGCGCTGCCATTTGCGCGGCCCCTGAAAGTGTTCCAGCGGCGTGCCCTTCTGCCCCCACGGGAAGGCGAACAGCACGAACTTCAGCGGGTTGTCTTTGATGGCCGGCGTCCACAGCCGGCTCATCAGCTCCATCTCGTCGTCGGGCGAGTACTTAACCGTCTGCACGGATCCGCTCCGGGTAGGGCTTGGCGTCCTCGGTCAGCGTGGGTGCGGGCTCCGCGACCCCCTCGATGACGCGGCGCTGTGCCTCTTGTAGCGCGTTCGTGATCGAGATCGTCTGGTTGACCTCGACCGTCACGGCTTGCTTCGCCACCCAGCCGTGGACGTGCTTGAGGATGTCGAGCGCCGCCTTGGCGTCGCCCTCGCGGGCGGCAGTGTGCAGCACCTCCGACATTTCCATCTCGCCGTCGGCGCGTCCCTTTTCCTCGGCCAGCGCCGCCAGCGGGTCAAACTCGCAGAGGCTGCGGTACTCTGCGGGGCGCATCCCGGCGGCCAGCGCCAGCGTGTCCCCACGCAAGCCCTTGCGCGCCGCGTTGTAGATGGCCTCCAGCCGCGCTTCCGTCGCTTGCAGCCGCCGCGGCTCGTACGGGAGGGAGAAGATGGTCATGCCCGCTTTGTACCATGTTGTGTGACGCGGGCGCAAAGGGCTCGCAAAAAATAAAAAATTGCTTGTGGCCCCTCCGGCCCTGGACCGGGCGGCCGGCGGGTCCCCCTCCCCCCGGCTGCCTGCATTATACAATCTATTACAGCCAATGCTCGATCGATTGCCTGCATTATACAATCTATTGCACATCGCATCCCGCCAGGGCCAGGCGGTATGTTATAACGTAACGCCACGCCAGGCGCGCAGCTGGCTGGCGGTGCCGCGGGGGCTACGCAATATCCGCAGTGCGGAGACAGGCCAGCGCGAGACATGCCGCTATCCGTAATCTCCGCAGTGCGGAGACAGGCCAGCGCGAGACATGCCGCTATCCGTAATCTCCGCAGTGCGGAGACAGGCCAGCGCGAGACATGCCGCTATCCGCAGCATACGCAATCTACGCAATGCGGAGACGGGCCGAGTTGGGACAAGGCGCAGCGGGCGCGGGCGGGATGCGGGGCTCTGGGGGCGAGGCTACGCGGGCCATACGTAAATCCGCAGTCTACGCACGCGGATTTGAGTCGGACGGCCTGCTAGCTCTATAACACATACGTTATAATATAACACTTACCCCTAAACAATATACACAAGCACTACGGAGATAGCGGAGAGGCCGCGCTATCTCTTTGGAATCGTGGCGCTTTCCGCTCCGCGCCCGCTTGCGTAGCTCCGCGCGGAAAAATCTACGGATCCGCCACAAAATCTATTGCATCGGCTGCGAAGTGCCTTATACGCTTCCTCTGTCGCAACCGATTAGGAGCTGCACCAATGGCAACCGCAACCGCCCCTCGCATCGCATCGCACAAGGCCCGCGTTGGTAAGGCCCGCGCTGCAAAGGATGCGATGATTGACCGCATTTACGCGCTGGCGCCGTCCAGCGATGTGCCGTTCAGCGATTGCCTCAAGCTCGCGTCGCATGACATGCGCGAGGCTTTCTACGCTTTGCAGGTCGCGTTGATCAACGCAGAGGAGGACGCGGTATCTGCTGGCAAGGCTTACCGCGCATCCTTTGGCCTGCTGATTTGGAACCGCTGACGCTCGCGCCCGCGCGGTCCTACGGGACCGCGCATGGCGAGCGCCAGTAGCTCGACAACGCAAGTGAGAGGGACCGCACGCATGACCGCCACCGCCATCTATCGCCTAGAATACCTGACCCAATGGGGATGGGAGCCTTGCCGCGATTTCCTCCCCACCGAGGATCTAGCGGAGGCGCAGGAGGAAGCGCGGATCCGCCTCGCATATATGGCCGGACGCCGCACCTACCGCGTCGCGCCTGCCCCTACCGCCAGCAAGTGAGAGGAACCGCCACCATGTCCGATCCGCAGCCCATCCGCCTCCGTCATAGCCGCCAAGGCTACCGCGAGGCCGCGGCCCGCCTCGCCGTCATGCAGCGCCGCGTAGCCGCGCTGCTGGTCGCGCTGGAAGATGCGCCGGACGACCTCACGCAAGCCATGGCCGAGACTGCCGCGCCGCATCTAGAAGCCGCCGCATCTGCGCTCCGCGCCGCCGCCGCCGAACTGCACCGCTAAGAAAGGAACCGCCACCATGCAAACGCTCCGCACCATCGCCCGCGCCATCGGCTACGGCGTCATCACCGGCCTCTGCGTCGCCGGCTTTTGGGCTCTTCTAATCGTGACGCCTTGAGACCTATTGCGTCACGCCATAGATAACGCTACAGATTTTCCTGCGACCACCGCACACAAGGGGACCGATATGATCAGCATCACCAAGGCCGAAGCACTGGCCATTCAAGCGCAGCATGTGGACCATTACGCCGCGATCTACGGCGAGCATGTCCGGGCGTTGGTGGCCAGCGCCACCACCGCGCACATGCTGCCGGACGGGGCTCACGATATCGTGACGATTAATCGCCACATCCCGCGCGGCGGGGCTATCGAATGGCTGATCCCGGAAAAGCGCCAGCAAGAGGCTGAACATGCCGCCCGTCGCGCGGCCTTGAGCGGGGAGGGCTGACACCATGACTGATCCCGTTGTCATCTGGCGCCGCGAGAGCTGCGGCGCCATCGCCAGTGTCGAGATATGGCTCGGCGATAGCTTGGCCTACTCAACCGCGCACGATCCCGAGCCGGACGAAGCCCTGGCCAGCCTGCTGCACAACGCCCGCGAGCATTACCGCGCGGATCCGCACGCGGGCCACCTACCGCCCGATTACGCTATCGTTGCCGCATGGGAGGAGTATCTGGCATGACCGACCGACCCACACCCGCCGCTATCAACGCCGCCGCCATTGGCGGGCGTCTCGCGTCCATTCTGGACCGGCTGCAAGCCTTGCACGCGGACGCTGAAATCGCCCGCCTCCCGCAAGGCGTCGTGATGGGCCTGCATTGGCTGGCCGAGGACGCCGCCAGCACGCTGGCGCACCTACACGGCATGATGGCCGAGAGGACCGACGCGCCGTGATCCTAGACCTACTCATTCGCGCCGTGGCCATCGCCGCGGCCGTCATACGCAAGAGAGGGACACCATGAGCGAAGACATGCACCACCGCTTTCGGGGCGACGACCTGCAACGCTACCGGGCCGCGCTTTACGCCCAATGGATCGCGCAGCGCGACGGCATCACCATAGCGGACGAGCGCACCCATCCTGACCGCATCACGGTCGAGTGGAATGAAGACAACCGCGCGCGAGCCGTCATCTTCTACGCGGTCGGGATTGATGTCCGGGTGCGGCTTCCGTGATCCGCCGCCCGGCCCGTCACGCGGGACGAACGTGACGGGCCGGGCGATGCGCGGGCCATGGGGGAGGACGGCCGCAGCGCACGGCGGGCGCGACCACCGCAGCACCGCCACCAACACCGTTACACACAAAGGGGAACCACATCAATGGACGTTTTAGATTGGCTGAAACTGATCCTGGTCGGGATCATCTCCGCAATCGGGCTGGCCCTGCTGGTTGGTTATGTCCTGCTGCGCCGCATCAGCGCAGACGAGGACCGTTGGCCATGATCCGCATGACCCCGCCACCCTTCCGCACGATCCGCGTGCTGTGCGCCTCCATCGCCGTCCATGAGCATCTGCTCAAGCTCGCTTATGAGGGCGGGGAGGAACACTGGCGCATCCAGCGCATCCTCGCGGACCTTGGCCGCCAACTGGACGAAGCGGAGGCCATATGGGCGCACCATCACAAGCGCGAGCCGGCCAAGCCGCCCGCCAAGCCCGCCACGCAGGAGGCGCGCGTATGAGCCTGACGGACGACCTGACCGCCATCGCTGACATGGCCGCCGCCATGGCCACCGAGGGCGACCCCGCCCGCGCCGTTGTGGCGCTGGAACTACTGGCGCTGATCATGCCCGACCTAGTCGAGCGGGCGCGGCTGCTGGAGGGCCAAACGGTGCCGCCGCACTGGCGCCGGCAGGACTGGGACGGCCAGCCCACCGGCAACGTCATGCCGCTGCGGAGGTGCTGATGCCGGTCCACGCTAGTGACTTCATCGCCCGGCGGCTGGAGATCGTCACGCAGGGCCGCCAGCAGGGCCGGACATGGGACCAACTGGCCGAGGAGGTGGGGAACATCACCGCCAAGGGCTTGTCCGCTTGGTGGGCCAGCCAGACCCGCACGGCGCAGGCGCAAGCGCAATTCCGCGCCCGGCTGAAGCGTCCGCTGGACGTGAAGCCCAACACTACCCCGCGGGCCTGCCTGCGGTGCAAGAAAACCTTTGACAGCGAGGGGGCGCATAACCGACTTTGTGCCCCGTGCAGATACGCAACAACGTGAAGGGACCGACAACATGACCGACACTCTGACCATTCCGCCTGACGCGCGGGCGTTCATCCTGGCCTCGCAGCCTGACGCCAACATGACCTGCCGCCAGATCGCCATCCTGGCCCTGGTGGCCGAGTACCCCGGCAAGAGCAACAAGATCATCGCGGAGACGCTGGGCGTGCCGAAGCCGGTGGTGACGCGATCCGCAGACAAGCTGATCGAGCTGGGCCTGCTGAAGCGCCGCACCTCGGTCATGGACCGCCGCAAGGTCGAGATGACCGTGACACCCGCAGGGGCGCGGCTGGTGCGCGAGATCGCCAGCGCGTGACGCAGACAAGGAGGACCGACATGGGACGCAACACAACCGAGGCCGCTGACATCGCCGCCAGCAGAGCCTTCGCCGCGGCAGAACAGGTGGCCGTGCTGCTGGACCGCTATGCGGGCGACAACGGCACTGACCCCGCCGTGATCGAGGGCTGGACCGACACGCTGCGCCAACTGGCGACGTCGATCTACGCGACGCTAGGCGCCCCGGCGCTGATGCTGCCGAGCGGCGGGCTGGTGCCGGCGGCGTATCTCGACATCTACAAGAGGAACGAACCATGAGCGACCGCATCATGGGGCCTGTGCGCGAAGCCTTCGCCTACACCCACCCTGAGCGGGTGCAGCTCGTCCTGCACGGCTTGGACCACAAGGATGACCGCGTGGCCGAGCTGACGCCCATGCAGGCGCTGCGCCTGGCTGAGACGCTGGTCCGGTCGGCCAAGGACATCCTAGAGGCCGCCGCTGTCACGGGGCTGGAGTTTAGGGGCGGCTGATGCTGACGCAACTGAACCCGCCCCTGCCGCTGCTCACGCCGAAGGGGAAGGCGTGGGCGCATCTGGTGATCGACTACGGCCCGGAGGCAGACCTCATGTGGGTCTGCTTCCAGGATGAGGACGGCGCGTGTTGGACTTGGTGCAACCGCGACGTCCGCATCCAGTCGAACGCGACGCTGGGCCGCGTCACCCCACGACCTTGAGGTCCACGACCTTCGGCGCGGCGGGCTGCTCGATCATGCGCCGAAGGTCGCTCTTGGTGTACACATGCGCGATCTCGGGCGCGGCAAAGATGTGCTTCCGCGTCCTGTAATCCGTTGACTCGACGCGCCCGACATCCACCCAGCCGGCCTCCTGGATCGCGTGCAGCAGCGCCGCCTGTGGCACCTTGGACCCGGACGGCATCAGCGCCTGGAGGCGATCGCAGACCGCGTGGAACGGCCCGCCGATGACGCCGCGGGCAAATTCGCCCTGGCGGTTCCGCACCATCTCGACGATGACGCTCTCGGCCATGCTCATCGAATGCTCGACCAGCGACTCCTTTACATCCGTCATGGGCGGCGCCGCGCCAGGGTTAAACGCCGTCACGTCACGGGCGTACAGCCAGCGGGCGATGGCGGCGAAGCCGCCTTCGTCCTTGTACCAGCGCCACATCGCCAACGCTTCCTTCGGATCCATGCGGGCCGCCGTGGACCAGATCACGAACCAGCGCCGGTCGTCGCTCGACAGCGTGAGCGGGATCATGTCGTTGCTGAACGCCAGGACGAAGGCGCGGTTGAGGGTGTCGTAAGGGTGCAAGCCCTTGCGGTTCACAACCAGGTATTCCGGCGGCGCGGCGATGATCGGCTTGAGCCGGTTCGCCAGCGCCCGGCGCTCGCGCGCCTCCGGCTCCTTCAGCTCGTTCAGAAGGATGACCTCGCTTTCCAGCGCGTAGCCCCATTGGCTGTTGATCGTGTCACCGTCGATCAGCCCACGGTTGGCCAGCGTCGGGCCGCAGACAGACCACAGGAACGGCGCCCACATCGTATCCTTGCCGCTGCCACCGTGGCCGCCGTGAAGGATCGCGTGGTTGATCTTGACGCGCGGGTTCTGAACCTTGAACGCCATCACGTCCCAGATGTGGTCAAGGTCGCGCGGATCCGGCACCAGCCGGCGGCAATGGTCGAGCCAGCGCGTCACATCGCCGCCAGGCGTTGCCGACACGTCCGGCCGGGCGTTGACCCAGCGGTTGCCGTACACTTTGCCGTTGCGCGACACCAACACGCTCTCGCCCGCGGCGTAGGTCACGCCCTCCAGGATGCGGCCCTTCGCCTCGTCGCGGTTCTCGTCGAAGCAGGTGGCGGCCTCGATCTTCCTGCCGGTGTCGCGCGACCTGCAAGGGATGTGGCGGAAGATAGCGTTGAAGGCGTTGCGGCTGATCTCCCGCCGGTCCTCCAAGTCGAAATAGCAGTCGTCCGTCTGAACGTAAGCGAAGCGTTCATACCAGCTGGCCTTCTCGACCCGGCCCAGCTCCTTGCGGTCCACCTCTGCGATGATCTCGGCGGCGCGGTCGGGGAAGTTCTCCGTCGGCGTCAGCTTGTTGAGCGTGCGGGACATCTGCTCCGCCAGCAGCTCGTCCCGCAGGCCGTGACCGGCGCGGGGGCCGCCCTGGTCGCAGACCCACTGCAAGAATGCCTTGCTGTCCAGATGCTCGCAGTGGCCGTGGTAGCAGCAGAAGGCGCGGTTGATCGGATTGTAGCGGGCCTCATTCTGGCCGGTCGTGTGTTCGGCGGCGTTCGGGCAGACGACGCCCAGCCAGCCCTCTTGGTTGGCCGCCGACAGGACGAGGCCCTGCTCGTTCAGCCACTCCAGCACCGCGTCCTTGCCCGTGTCGCGCAGGCGGAAGACGCTCTGGGACGCCGTGTCGGCGGGCGCTGGCGTGACGCCCAGCGCCTCGCAGATCTGCGGGAGGGTGAACTCGCGTTCGGGGTGGAACTCGACCAGCCGCGCCTTGAAGCCGTCGCGGCCTGGCTTGACGTTAACCGACCCCGGCAGTCGGAAGTTACGGACGGCGTTGACCGCGCCAGGGTCGGTGTAGCCGGCCTCTGCGATGGCCGTCATGGCCGCGGTGAACTCGCCCTTGGTCGGCTGCTCCGCGAAGGCGTAGCCCCACTGGAACGAGTCCTCGCTCGACTGCATGATCCATGTCGGCGGCAGGGGTGGCGTCTTCGCCTTCGTCCCCACGTCGTCCAGCATCATCACCAGGACGTATTCGCAGCAGGCCGCCGCCGCTGACGGCTGGCCGTCCATGAAGCGGTCGATGATGAATGAGCCGGTGTTGCCGTACCACGATCCGCCGTCGTGCCGCCGCTTGGACGGCAGGAATGCGGGCCAAGTATACTTCAGCGTGCCGTCAGCGTGCAGCGCCTGCTGGCCGTCCCGCATGACCGCCTTCTGCCGCACCACCAGCAGCGTCTCACCCTTGGGCGCGAGCCCTTGCAGGAACTCTACGAAGTCCATCATCCTCTCCCCTATTTACCGTAGCGTGTCATCACCGCAGCCTCGATGTTGAGCGGTATCCCTGCCGCCCAGGCTGGTGGTGAACACATGATGCGCTGCATGGCGGCCTGCGCCGCCTCCGGGTCGTTCGTCTCGACCACCACCTCGTCATGGACGTGCAGCACGACGTCGTGACCCTCGGCCTCTAACTGGCGCAGGGTATGACGAAGCAGATCATGCGCGGTGGCCTGGGTCACGTTCTCGCACGCGAGCCCCTTCCAAAGCCGCGCGCGGGGCCACTCTTTCGCGTCTGCGGCGGGCTTCCAGGAGGCTTTCGCATAGGTGACGCCCTCGGGCTCAAGCCGCGCGAAGGGATAGCAGAGGACGCGGCCGGAAGGCAGAGCATACCAAAGATGCTGGCCGTCGAACAAATAGGCGATGCGTCCGGCGGTAAACTCATGCCCGCGGTTCCGTATCGCCCGCGTGTACGCCTCCTCCAGCCCCTGCCAGAACGGCACCGACCAGGAGTTCGCGCGCCGCCAGGCGTCCACCATCTTCCTGGCCTCGCTCTCGGGCAGGTTGATGCCGTAGATCCGGCCCATGGCCGCGAAGGCGCCGACGCCGCCAGCGAAGCCGCAGGCCAGCTCCTGCACCTTGCCGACTTGGCGCTGGTCCTTCGTGACCTCCTCGACGGTGGTGCGGAAGGTCGCAGCGGCGTTGACCTTGTAGACGTCCTCGCCGCGTTCAAAGATCCCCAGCTTCTCGGCGCCGCTGTTCGTCTTCGACAGCCAGGGGTTCACCCGCGCCTCGATGGCCGACCAGTCGGCGGCGATCAGAACCTTGCCAGGGGCGGGCAGCAGCGCCGGGCGCAGCATCCCCTTCAGCACGTCCGTCACCCGCTTGCCGTAGGCCGGGACGATCTGGTGCCCCCGCACCATCGCCTGGCGGACGTCATCCGGCGCGGCGGCGCACTTGCGGGGGAAGTTGTGGACCTGAGCGCCGTAGCTCGACGCGCGGCCGGTCGCGGCCCCGCCGGCAAAGACGAAGGCGCCGCGCACCCGCTGGTCCTCGGGGTCGGCCAGTTCGGCCAGCCGGTTGAACTTCGCCACGCTGGAGGCCCAGAGATCGTCCGCGCATTGGATGACCTCGGCCACGTCAGGCGGCACCTCCTCCGGGTTCTCGGCGGCCAGAACCAGCAGGTTCGCCCGGACGTTCTTGTCGATGGACACCTTGGCTTCGCCGTCCTTGTGGACGACCATCAGCTTGCGGGCCTGCGGCCCGACCCGGTGTTCGACCCACGCCCGCATCTTCGGGCTGCGGACGCTGGTGATGGCGCCCGCCGTCACCTCGCGGACGGTCTGCTCGATCTCGACCAGTTCCTCGCCAGCGTAGCGCACGGCGGCGGCGCAGAGCGCCGTGTCCACCAAGACGCCCCGGTCGTTGATCCGCTCGTTAACGTGGTAGTCCAGCAGCTCCTCGTCCGACAGGTCGCGCATCGCCTTGCTGACGGCGCGCATCGCACGGACATCCTGCGCGCCGTAGATCCGAAACTCGTCGAACAGCTTGGGATCCGCACTGAACGGGGGCACACAGAGAAGGCGTATTAACTGCTTGCCTCGGTGGTCCTTCTTCATGGCCGCGCCGGCAAACCGGCCAACATCTTCCAGACTGCCAGGCCCGCAATTGGCCCGCGCTTGCGCTGCGGTGCAGTAGAACTGCTCTAGTTTCGGCTCTGGCACACCAAAATCCGGGCACAAGACGTAGCTAAATATCAGACGGTCAAAGCCGGCGTTGTGAAACCGCAACTGGCCACCATTCAAGATGTGCTGCTTGACGCGCTCTGGGAACGGCCGCCCGCACGCAGGCCACCATTCATCCACCTCCTCATCGTCGAAGGCCCAGTTAAACAGCACAATCTCGGTGGTCCGGTCTTGCGCGTAGTTATACGCACCCGCCGACAACAGATCGCAGTGGCTTCTAGTTTCTGTGTCCCCCCACAAAATAGTCATTCTTCCGCGCCTTTGCGCTTAGTGTGCCAATGACGGTTTTCGTAAGTGTGTATTCTATGGCAGTTCGCGCATAGGATGTCGCACTTCTCTATCTCTTGCATTATGCTGTGCAACGACCGTTTAGGGTCTTGGCTAACGTTAAACAGCTTAGTGCCGCGAACATGGTTAAAATCGAGGGCGGCGGCGTGGGCGCTGTACCCGCACGCCGAACACCCGCGCTCTGTTTTTATGCGGTCTATCATGTTCCGCCGCAGCCGCTGAAAACGCTGGGTCTGCGCCGCTTTGCGCGGCGAACTATTTCGGCAGCGGGGAGTGCAATACTGCTGCCAAGGGCGGGCTGGCGCGAAAAGACCGCCGCAGGTAGGGCAGTCTTTCGGAGGTGTCGGCGTATCTTGCGTCATGCAGTGAAACGGCCCCCGGCTTGCGCCAGGGGCCGATCCTTCTCAGGCCGTGCGACGACGACGGCGGCCCGCTTCCGGCGCCGGCTCCTCAGCGGCGGCCTCCTCGGGCGCCTCCGCGTCAGGGCCGTCGAGGCTCACCCACTCCACCACTTCGAACACAGGCGTGTAGATCCGCCCGTAGCTCTTGTGGGTGTAGTGTTCCTTCTTCAGCCGCACCACCGGCACCGGCTTGGACTGGTCCTTCTCCACCTGCGTGGCGATGGCGAGCGCCAGCACCTGCACGGCGCGCTTGCCGCCGACCGAGGTCGTCGAGAAGCGGGCTTCCATGTCCTTGTCCTCGCCGTTGACGCACTTCAGCGACATGCCGACCTGCGGCTCCCAGCCGCGCTTGGACTGCGGCGGCGCCGGCTCCAGCTCGGGCAGCGGCTGCTGCACCGACACCATCTTCTCGCCCAGCACTTCGCCGTCGCCCCAGGCGATGTAGCCGTGGGTGAAGCTGAACGGGTTGATGGCCCACAGGCTGTCGGCCTCGACCTCAGTCTGGTCGGCGCCGAAGACCCAATGGCCGGTCTTGTCCATCTTGAGGATGACGGTGTTGCCGAGCGTCGTGCCCGTGTTGAGCGCCCGCAGGGACTGCGAGAGCGACTGCACGGACGGCAGGTTGGCGTTACCGAACTTCGTGACTTCGTTCATTGTACTGTCCTTTCGCGTTTAGACGATCTTACCAAGAGCAGCCGCCAACTGGCGGCCGATCTGCAACACAGCCGGCCGAGGATCCTTCTCCGGGGCCAGCGTGGTGCCTGTTGAGACGGCGACGACCAGTTCGTCCGGCAGTTCGATCTTGCGCTTCTTCAGCGCCTTCTCGGCCTGCGCCGGGCTGACCAGCTTCGTCTCCGTCAATTCCGTCTCGTCGAGGCCGAGGCGCGACAGCGCCGCCATCGCCTTGTCCGCATCAATCCACTGCCGCGTCGCGCGCTTCTGCACCAGCTTGAAGCCGGGCACCGGAAGGCCGTTTTCCAGTATCTGCTGCGCCATCAGCCGCACTTCCAAAAGGTAGTCCTCGATCAGCGGCGCCTGCTCCAACATCTCGCCCAGCCGGGCGGCGTCGATGTTCTGGAGGCTGGTCTTCAGCGCCCGGTCCACGGCACCCGTCAGCAGCGGGCAGACCGGCTTGGCGGCGCACCAGCGGCAATGGTCGCCGGTCTCCATGGACGGATCCGGCCCCAGCGCCTCCTTCACGGCCGCGAACAACTGCCGTTCAAAGTCGCGGATGCGGTTGGGCGTCGTACGCCAGCACTTCACCGGCACGGCCGCTGTCGGCTGGACGATGATGCACTCAATGCTGGTGACGCCCTTGAAGGCCCACGCGACCTTCGGCGTCCTCATCGCCGCCGCGGCGTAGAACATCGCCTGCGGGTTTTCCTCGACCGCGACGTCCACGCCGTCTCCGAACTTCCAGTCCAGCACGATGGCCGTGCCGCCAATGCGGCCGACCAGATCGGCCGAGCCGAAGACGCCGGGCAGCGCGTCACCGAAGCCAACAATGGCCTCGCACTCGTAGGTCATCTCGCGGCCGGGGTCGATCAGATCAAGGGCTTCCAGCGCCGGGCGGATCTTCGTCTCGATCAACTCCGCCGTGACGGTCACGTCGCCCAGCTTGTCGCCGATGAACTCCTCGGGCTGGCGGTCCTGCGTCAGCACCGCCTCCATGATCGTGTGGCAAAGGGTGCCCTCGTCGGCATAGCGGGAGGAGGGGCGGGGCGGCATCTGCTGCACCAGCTTGACGGAGCCGGGGCACCGCATGACCCGCTTGGCGGTCGAGCCGCCGACGATGTTGGAGTGTGCTGCCATCTCGTCCTCTACTGAACCTCGCTTGCCCGCATCCTATGACAACAGAACCTGTTGTGCAAGAGGTTCTGTGGTGCTATCCGTCGGACATGCGCGAGAGCGAGATTGAACGCCATCTGGTCTGGCATGTCACCCGGCTGGGCGGCGTCGCCTACAAGTTTCGGTCGGTCACCCACCGCGGCGTGTCCGACCGGATCGTCTGCCTGCCTGGCGGGCAGACTTGGTTCGTCGAACTGAAGACGAAGGGCGGCCGGCTGGAACCGCTCCAGAAGCTGTTCGCGCAAGAGATGGAACGCATGGGGCAGCGGTACGCCTGCCTCTGGACGAAGGAGCAGGTGGATGCCTGGGCCATGACGCTATGATCCATTACCACGGGCTACCCATCTCACCGACGACGGCGGCGGCGCACGCCATCAGTGCGGGCCACGCCTTCATCAGCTTCGCCCACGCGGAACAGCTCGGCATCGCCGTGAGCGTGTGCCAGTCCTTCGCCGTGGACAACGGCGCCTTCTCGGCATGGAAGGCGGGGGCGCCGGTCAAGGACTGGCGTCCGTTCTATGAGTGGGCCGAGGCGTGCCGCCGCATCCCGTCCTGCGACTTCGCGGTCATCCCCGACGTCATAGACGGCGACGAGGCGGCGAACGACGCACTGCTGGACGAATGGCCGTTGCCGCTGTGGTTCGGCGCGCCGGTCTGGCACATGCACGAAACGCTGGACCGCCTCGACCGCTTGGTTAACCAGTACCCCAGGGTCTGCATCGGTAGCTCCGGCGAGTACTCCGTGGTAGGCAACGATCTCTGGTGGCGCCGCATCAGCCAAGCCATGACGGCGGTCTGCGACGCGCAGGGGCGGCCGTTGTGCAAGCTGCACGGTCTTCGGATGTTGAACCCCAAAGTGTTTACGCGGCTTCCGTTCGCCAGCGCCGACTCGACCAACATAGGTCGGAACGTCGGCATAGATAAGAAATGGGCCAGCGGTAACTACCTCCCGCCAACTAAAGAGGCGAGGTCCTACGTCATGCGGGCCAGAATTGAGGCCCACAACGCACCTTCCACATACACATACGGAGAATGAACATGCTCTATATCGCTATCGCCGTGTACGCCACGGCCATGACGGCCGCCAACCTGTCCATCGCTTTCTTTGGGCCTTGGGTGTCGCCCATAAATGCGTTTCTGTTTATCGGGCTAGACCTCGCACTCCGCGACTGGCTGCACGTTCGGTTGAAGCTTTGGCAGATGGGCGCGCTGATCTTCGGCGCTGGCGCGCTGACGTTCATCCTCAACCCTGCGGCGGTCCACATCGCCATCGCGTCCTCGGCGGCGTTCACCGTTGCGGCGCTCGTTGACTGGCTGGTGTTCTCCAAGCTCCGCGGTTCTTGGCTGTTCCGGGCCAACTCCTCCAACGTGGCGGGCGCGGCCGTGGACTCGCTGGTGTTCCCGACGCTCGCGTTCGGCGTCCTCATGCCGCAGATCATCGTGCTTCAGTTCGCCGCGAAGGTGTGCGGCGGCGCGATCTGGGCGTGGCTGATCTCCAAAGTGCGCTCATGAAACTCCGCCCCTACCAAAGCGACGCCGCTGACTTCCTCTACGAGCATGACCGGGGGATGATCCTGGCGCCCGTGGGGGCTGGCAAGACGGCGATCACCCTGACGGCCATGGCGGCGATGGTGACCGACGGCCACGTCAGGCGGTGGCTGGTGCTGGCGCCGAAGCGCGTCTGCACCGACGTCTGGCCGGTCGAAGGGCCGAAGTGGGCGCCGGGGCTGACGATGGCGGTGGCCGTCGGCACGCCCCGCCAGCGGGCTGCGGCGTTCGCGTCGGACGCCAAGGTGGTCGTCACCAATTACGACAACCTTCAGACCGCGCCGCCGGATCTCAGCAGCTTCGACGGCATTGTCTTCGACGAACTGACCCGGCTGAAGAACCCGTCGGGGAAGCGGTTCAAGGCGCTGGAGAAGAACATCGAGCCGTTCAACGTGCGCTGGGGCCTGACCGGCTCCTTCACGTCAAACGGCCTGGAGGACGTCTTCGGCCAATGCAAGATCGTGGACCAGAAGCTGCTGGGCCGGTCGAAGGGCGCCTTCCTCCAGAAGTACTTCGTCTGCCTCAACCGTGAGTACGGCGAATGGATGCCGCGCAAAGGCGCACTTGGGGCCGTGATGGACGCCATCCGACCGGACACTTATGTCCTAGAGCCTGGCGAGTACAAGGACCGCCTGCCGCCGCTGCACACGACCGAAATGCGCTGCGACCTAGCCGACCGGGCGCCCTACGAGAAGATGAAGAAGGACTACCTCGTCGAACTGAGCGGCCAGCAGATCACGGCGCTGTCGGCGGCGGCCGTCACGACCAAGCTGCAACAGATGGCCAGCGGGTTCGTTTACAATAGCCGGACCCTAGCGCAAGAAACGGCCGGTAAGTTTGCGGTAGAGCAGCAGGCGGTCTGGTTCTCGCCGCACAAGTTCGACCTGCTGGACGACATCCTGACCGAGAACCAGCGGGACAACACCATCGTCGTGTATAACTACCGCGAGGAGCTGGCCGAACTCCTGCGCCGCTACCCCAACGCGGCGACGCTCGACCACCCTGACGCCATCGCCCGATGGAACGCCGGCAAGATCGAGCTGCTGCTGATCCATCCGAAGTCGGCCGGGCACGGGCTGAACCTCCAGCACGGCGGCAACAAGATGGTGTTCGTCTCGCTGCCCTGGTCGCTGGAGTTGTTTGAGCAGACGGTCGGGCGGCTGCACCGCGGCGGCCAGACCAAGCCGGTCTGGGTCTACGTGTTACTAAGTAACAAGACTATTGACGAGCGTATCTGGGCCGCGCTGTATGACAAGCGGGCGGTGTCAG